CTGCAAAATTTTGTACGTTTTCCCTACCTGCTTCGGCAATATCCGCGTCGATTTCTTGGATTGTTATTTGAGCCTCTTTAGTTTTTTGAACTGAATCCAAATACGCTTTTTCTACTTTTGCAAAATTTTCCGCTGTTCCTGTTTTTGACTGTTTTAAATATTCAGCTCTCAAACCATCCGTCTCCGCTTGCAATGCTCGTAACCTATCTTGTGCGCCAGCTTTTGTAATCGCTGTTAATTCCTTTTGTGACGCCCCTCGTTGCCTTGCGAGTGCTAATTCCGAACGGGTTGCATTGTCTATCGTTTGAATAACCGCATCCGTTGCTCTTCCGTAGCTTTCGATTGTTCGTTCTAAAGATTTGGTTTGTTTTTCAAGTAATTTCTGCGCTTTTTCTTCGTCCCCTGTTTTGTCCTCAAACAAGCCCATCGCATCCGCTGCAAATCCTAATAAAACAACGATTGCACCGATACCCGAAGTAATCAAAGCCATTCGCAGTAATTTAGTCGCCCGGGTTGCCGCTGTTGTGGCTACTGTTGTCGCTACTATTGCACCGCCTTGTACTTCAGTCGCTACCGTATTAACAGCCGTTGCAACCGTGTCCGCCTCTTTTGCAACTGTAAACAGCCCCATTTTTGAAGCTGCCGCCACGAATCCGGCTTTAATTTCAGTTAACATATCGCCCAAACCGCCCAAAGTTTTTAAAGCATCGCCCAAACCTGCCAACGCCTGTAATTTTTGCATTGACTGTAAAACGGCTTCGTTTTCAACGCCCAATAAAACCATACTCGATTCCATACCCTGAAATGCTGCGACTCCGATTTGACCTGCCTTTGCAACCGACCCCGCAAAATTTTCCATTGCCGAACCTGCCGTGGCTTTTACAACCGCCTGCGTGTCCTGAATTTGATCTTTTAATTCCCCGGCCCTTTGCGCCATTTGTTGAAATTTAGGATCGCTTTCGCTCATGTTCATTAACTCCCTTGTTAACGCCCTTAATTCAGTTTTTAAATTTTTTGTCGCTCCTTCGTAATTACCGACATTTCTTTGGTGTTGCCCAACCGTTGCATCTACTTTTTTAAGTTGTGCGTCTAAATCCGTAACCTGTTTTAAAAGCTGTTGACCTTCCGCAGTATTTTCTTGATTTTGAACTGCTAAATCTTTGTACGCTTTTCGTGCGTTATTTAGATCCTTTGATAATTTAGAATACGCACTCGCTTCGCTTTCTGCCGCTTTTACTTGTTTTGCACTTTCAGCCGCTAATCTCGATTTTTCTTGCGCTTCGGCTTTTTGGGTTTTTATTCGTTCCTGTTGTAAACGCTCCTGTTCCTTTTCGCTTTTTATAGCCTGTTGGCGAACTTGTTCCTGTAATTTTTGTATCTCGATAGCTTGTTTCTGGATCTTATTCGCCTCCGCCGTTGCCGCTGTAAACTTTTTTATTGAATCCGAACTATCAAATTTTGCATCGCCCAAAGATTGTTTTAACGTGGTCGCTGTTTGCTTAAACTCATCGTTAATTTTGTTCAAACTAATTAAAGTTTTTTCAGCTGAATCTCGAATACCTTTGAAAATATCCTCCGATTCGAATAAATCTTTACTGCTAATTTTTTTTGCCATCGTTCATTTTATTATATCGATCCATTTCTTTTTGTAAATCAAAATATTCTTTTGCAGTTATATTTTTTGGGTTTATCCACTGCCCTAACCACTTCGAAATATGGATCAAACTTTGTTCAATCGTAACTCCTGAACCGTTATTATTTAACATCGCAATCAAATTTTGTTCAACCATTTCGATCTGAGTTAATTTAAACCTTTCATTTGTTAAAATATACTCGCATTCGTAAATCGCTTTTTTCTGCATTGTTTTTAATAGCTTTAAATAAAGTTTTCCTAATCCGTATTCTTTTAAATAACTATCGTAAATCAATTCCCACGCTGCTAAATCATTCTCGTCAGTGCCGTTTTTAGCCGTTCTAACGAACTTTAATTCTCCGTTAATACATTTTATCCAATTGTACAACGGTAACTCATAAATCGAGTGAAAATAATCGTTCGATTTCAAGTTGGTATCTTCGCTTTGTTTCAACTTGTAATTTTTCAAGACTTTCTTCCGTAAGTCCGATAATACCCTCGCCGTATTTTGTAAATAAGTTCGCATTTTCTTTAATTGGATCCGCATCGATTTCAAAATAATTTGTTCCGAGCAAAATTACCATACTTTTATAGAAATCTCCAGTGTCGAATAAATTATATGGTTCGCCTGCCTTTTTTCTGCCGTTTGTTAACTCTTCCGTGTATCGAGTGTAATAACCAATTATTTTGCCGTCTTCATTTACTCCTTTTTCTGTTAACTGATCGTCCCTAATTAAATCTAAAATCCAAACTTGAAATTGTTTATCCGAAAAAACATGGTTCCAAATAATATCTGGATCCATTAGGATTTTAGTATTCCGCAGTAAATCGTTTAACATTTGCATAGTACAAAAAAAACGGGCCAACCTGAGCCAACCCGTTCAATTTTAAGGTTGAAATTAAACCGCTGTAAACGTTAACGATCCGATGAAACCATCTTTCGCCACACTCAAAGTATAATCGTCACCAGAAACCAAAGGTTCGCTGATTAAATAAGTTCCCGCAGGTGCCTCAACAACCGAAGTTGGAACGCCTATCAAAGTGTTATTTGTAACATCGAATAAACTCCAATCCGCAACTAAATTAGCACCCTGAAAAATTATTGGATTCAATGCAGTTCCGTAATCGAATGCCGCTGAAACAGTAATCGAAGCCGTTGTTACCTGCGCAACTTCCGTTAAATTAACATCGATTAAACCATTTAAATCGTTAAAATTAACCAACGCTTCGGTAGTCGTAATCATGTACATTGTTGACTCATCGAATAAACGATAAAAATCAAATCCAAGCATAATTTTTTGAACTGTTGAATCGGTCGCGAACATAAATTTAGGATCCCACGATTGCTCGTCTACCGGAATAGGATATAAATATCCATTTGATTTAGAACCGATCAAATTTCCGTTAACGTCTACTATGTAAACACCGAATTGAACGCATCTACCAGCCGATAATTTACCTAATAAGGTTGGTGTTGAATCGTCGCCCCAAAGTTCACCTGCGAAGCTCCTTTTACCTTGACGTAAAAAAGCCATACGGCCACTGTTTGCCTCTTCGAATTGTGAATCCGCTTTCGCTAATTCTACGTTTTCAAATTCTGGAATCGGAAACCATCTTTTTGACGAATCCGCTTCATTTATTAAATCGCTCCAAGTTGGTAGCGCTGCTGCTAAATCAATACCGTTCAAATTACCCTGATTATCCGCTAACGGTACCATGATTAATTTGCTCGTTACTGATTGCAAAGGAACGCAACCCGGGCGCCCTGTGTTGGATAAACCAACGTTACAATTACATCCTGCCATTTTTTTTATTTTTTTTAATTAACATTTACAATTTTCTTTGTATTTTTTTAGTGTTATTTTCAGCTCAACACCGCTCAAATTTGCGTCCAATATGTTTTTAAAATATCCATTTTCCTGTTCACTTCCGAACCTACTAAATTCTAAAATTTCCCACTCATCAATACGTTGGTATTGTCGGTTATTTTTTACAACTTTTATAAATTCTTCCGCTAATTTAGTCATTGGAATTACCACGTTATTTAAATGGTCTTTAGTGTAATAATTTAACACGTCCGTCTCATCTAAAAAAAAGATTCTTAAATCGCTTTCCCACGCCAAAACAGATTCTTTACCAAATGAATTATATCGTATTCCGTGAAGTAACCACACCAAAGGCGTTTTTTTGGTTAAATCATTTTCGGCGATAGTCCATTCTCGATTAGCTTCGATTTTAGTTCCCGGTACAAAGTATGGATTCGGCAAAGTTATTTCCCCGTCAATTATTCCTGCTTTAATCCAATTATCGTAATTGATTTCAGTAATCAAAAACTCGTTGTTTTGAGCGTCTTTAATTGTTTTTCCAACACGAGCCCATTTGGTATTGCATACCGTTGTGTATTCGCTCGGAGCGGGCAAATAAACGCCTTCGATTGTCGTACTGATTGAGTTAACTAAATCCTGTATTGATTGTGAAATATCGTTTATCATAACCAATAAGCCGTTGATTTAGCAACCCCTCGAAATTTACTGTAATCGCCCGTACCGATATACTCAACTAAAAACGTACACGAAACATTTAATCCGTCTTTTACTGTTACCACGTCACCAACTTTAAAATTAATTCCATTATTGGTAAAAATAATTTCCTCGATAGTTCCGAATGCGTCGATTTCAATATCCACAACAGCCCCCGTTCCCGATCCATTTACACACGTTAAACCTGTTAAGGTCGAGTAATTTAAACCCCCGTTTATTATTGAAATAGTAACAATTTGACCTAACGGGGGGTTGTTTGTGTAACGAATGTATCTTTGTATCGCTCGATAGGAATTAATTGCCTCGTTATATCGCGTGTACATCATTGAAAAAAGCGTATTTACAACCTCTGAATTTTCTGAAATTGGTTTGACGTTTCCGTATGGTGTCATTTGGTTATTTAAATCCTTCGCATATTCAAAATAAATAAAGCCTTTTAGCATTTCCTTTATTCCTTCGCTGATAATCATCGTATTCACGTTATTAAAGCCGTTACGCCAATAAAATGAATATCCTAAATCTTCGCTCAAAGGATTAAAAACAGCTAAAAAATTCGGGCTTTGTGGAACGTTGTTTAATAAATCGCCTGCGAACTGATTGTATAAATCAATTCCAAACAAGTGTTTTAAATACATCGGTTCGTAAATATCAATATAGTTTTGCAACTTAGATTGAACATAAATTCCCGTATGTAATTCATACTTTCCGACAAAATCCGAGGGGCTTAAAATCATTTTTTTTTACTTTAAATTTCCGTAACCTTTCGCGATAAATTTTGAAGCTAATTCGCCGTTTATTTTCCAAACAGACCCTTTCGGCAAAGTTCTAAAAACTCCATTACCAATAAATTCGTAGATCGCAGTTGGATCCAATTCAATCGGTTTTTTTGGTTTTATAAGCTTTTCTGTTTTGGTTTCTAAATCAACGCTTAGAACCTTTTTTTTACGTGGTTTCTTTTCCATATTGGATTAATTTATTAGATCTCTAACGCAGCAATAGCCGTTGCCAAATCCGCTTCAACAAATGCGTTAACATCGTTATTTCTGATATATTGAACCAAACGAGCTTCTGCGATGATTGTAACCATGTTACGAGTAAAGTCGTCATTTTCGTAACCAACTGTTAAATTAACAGCCTCACGAACTTTAACGATTAATTTGCTATAATCACCAACTAAAATCGTACCTGCTGTAACGTTATTTGAAGCAATAACGATTAAACCTGCAACGTTTTCTGCTCCTGTAAAAAACATCGGATAAGTATATTCACCCGTTGACGTTTTTGTCAATTCAAATTTCGCTTTATCCTCTGGATTCATTACTACGTGAGTCGGTTGGAAATTAGCCGCTTGTATTTGAGCTTTACAAACTTGAATAACATCGATAATGTTCGCACCTACGATAGTTCCTGCAAAGTTACCAGCGTTAAAATTTGGTACGTTTCCGATTAAACCGTTCAAATCAGTACCGCCCGCTCCGTTAATCATTGAATAGTCAATCGCTTGTTCGATTTGTTCCATTAAAACCGTATTGATTTCAGATCTAACGAACGCTAAATCCTCCAACATTTCTTTTGAAACTTTTACAAAACCTGCGATTTTTTTCACTTCGCTTGAAACCTCTTCCCATTTGATTTCGCCGTTTTCTTTTTTAACTGATTCCGCAGTCCAATCGCTTGACGCTTGTTGTGTTTGTTGAATATAAACAACAAATTTTGAAGCTGTCGTACCTACGTTTGCGATTTCCATCATTCTACGTGTTGGACGTGCAATTCTGTTAACCTCTGGATCTAAAGTTGAAAGTGCGTAAGTTCCTGAATAATCGTTATCGATTGTCATATCGCCAGCCGCTTTGATTTCAAGTGTGAAATTTTGACCTTTCGCAACTGAATCTTTTATCGTAGTAATATTGTCCGCATACGCTTTTGACAATTTACCCGCCAATCCTTTTGGTGCTTTTGGCTCCGTTCCTTTGTGGCTTTTTTCACTTTGAGCTTCGATACGACCCTCCATTTTGGCTATCGCTTTCATTAACTCGTCGCTTTTTAGCTCCAAAGATTTAATTCCGTTTAATTCAGATTTTACTGAATCTAAATCCGCTTGTGTTAATAAATTTTGTAGTTTATCAGCTACTAATTTATTGATTTGTTCGATTGCCATCTCTGGCGTCATTGCTGACGTTTCTGGGGTTGGATTTTCCATTTTTTTTTAAAAGTTTAAATTATTTATTACATTACTCCAATTAAACGGCTCATTGAACGGCTCGCTTTTAACGGATTGAATCATTATCGGATCCGCACTCGCAAGTGTTATTAATTCACTGTTTAAATATTTTATTTTCATTTCCATTTCGTGCAATCTTTCGTCGGTTCCTTTACCGTTTACAAGCGCCTTTAAACAGATATTTAATTCATTTGTTATTCGTTCAATTCTCGCGTGTTTTTGTTCTCCTTTTATCACGCCTACAACGTTTGTCATTTCATTCGCTCCAAAAGTAACCGCACTACCTTCGTAAAGTTTGACTTCATTAACTGAAAAATAGCCGCCAGCCTCAACGCTTGAATCTGGAATCCATTTTGTTTTGTCCGCTATGTATTGAAACCCGATCGAGTGTTCACGAATAATGCCGTCCTCGTAATCTCTAAACGCATCTTCGCCCTGCGTTGAAGTGCCTAATTCACCGACAGCAAATAAACCGTTCTCGTCCTCGTTTAATTCCAAAAATTTACCGATCTGCATTTCCCAATTATGGTGCCGTAAAAAAGCGATTTTTCTATTTCCTGCGCTTTGCGGGCCTCGTTCCTGAATTGATTTCGTAAACGCTCCCTTTGTAATCATGTCATTATCTGAATCGATATTGTCAAACTTTGCCAAATAAACCGCTACTTTGCGACCAACTGAATCCATGTCGCGAATTTCTGCCGATGCTTTTATATTATAAAGGTTATTTCTCATTTTTTATACTATTTCTTTTGTTTTATCGGTTAAACATTGTCATTTTTTACACTGTTACGGGTATTATTACCTCTTTTGGTTGCGTAATTAAACTATTTGCAGTAATTGAATCGTAACCGTAGTACGAAATAAGCATATTTACAGCCGTTTGGCGATCCATTTGACCCGTAGAAACCGCAGTATTTAAACTGATTATACCGTCCAAACCTCCGACAGTACCTTTTAAATTTGTTTGCGCTTGTGCGAGTGCCGCCTGTTGGCTTTGAGTTCTATCGATAGGTTGTAATTCAATCTCGAATTCGCTTGCATATTGCTCGGCATTTATTATTCCGTCCCGTAGCATAACAGAATATGTATCGACTTCGATTTTATTTGTTTCCGCATGCTGTTTTTCATCGTCCTGTAATACAGGTAAATGCGAGAAATCCGCCTCGAGGTAATATCCTTGTTGACTAAGCCCCATTTGGTGCATTATTGAATCGTACATCGCTTGCGTTTCGGGTTGTATCGTATCCTGATAAACCATTCGCATCGAATCCCGTACATTTGAAAATGTAGATCCTTTTTCGCTTGAAAATAAATTAGCATTCAAACCAAATGTATCGATAATTGCGATTAAATCCGCGCTTAATTCCTCAAATAATAACAAGTCCCGTGTCGGGTAACTCATCGGATTCCACTGCAAATTCGACTCCGTAATCATTATTTCGTCTTTTTGTCTACGATACCAATCTCGTTGAATTTTTTCACGCTCTTCGGGTGTCATTGGAATCGTTCCGCCCATATCTGAATTCGAAGCCGAAAGTATTCCTATCGCTCCCAAATTTTCAAGTAACACGTTTCTTTTATGGTATTGCGCTTGAATGTTTGAAAGTGGATATCTTAACGAATCAATTCTGGAAATTGGTTTAACAATATTCATTCCGTCTGCCGTAGTCAAATAAATTGCTTCGATCCAATCAATTGTTTCGCGCGTGCCGTCATCGTAGGTAAAAACAAAAGAATCGATTAAATTCTCTTTGTCCATTTGTTTTAACTTTTTGCCGGATAGGTTTATTTTGAGTTTATTATTTGGTAAAACTACCATGAGATTACGAATGTCAAAAGATCTTTTCGGACAATATGCCACTACATTCGAATATAAAGCGTCCTGAACGCTCATTGAATAAACTACATCGCTCCAACTTTGAACCGCATTTGGTTGTTTAATCAAATCGTTTAACCAGTGGTTTTCGACTAAGTTTTTTTGTTTGTCGTAAAGTTTTGGAACGTTGGCACTCATCATTGACGCTCGTTTATTTATTACAGTCCTTAACTCTGGAATGTCAACAAACAATCGCCAAGCATCGCCTGTATCGAGCCAAACGGCTTCTTTTTTTCCCCAAACTTGTGAGCTCGGAGGTAATAAATTTCGAGTAATATTTGAATATCGACCGCGATCGAAAAGATTATCTGTAAACGCTGTAATAAAATCAAACGCCATTTAATTGGTTTTTGACAAAATTAGTCGAAAATAATTAACAAATGACTTGCAAATGAAAAAAATTAAATTAAGTGTTTAAACATTGACTGCGTAAATATGGATAAACCTGCCAAACAATCGGGCGCATCGTCATTTTTATTTTTCCCCTCTTTTGAATAGGATTGTAGATTTGTAATAAAAAGTTCGCTTTCATGAGTTCCAACCCTGACGAAATTTATTTGATTTTGAATAAATACGCTATTCATTAAAATTCGGGTTTCTTTGTTTGTTGTATTGTGAACTTGTAAAATTTTTGTTTTAACCTCTTTTTGGATTTGTCTCGCAAACATTGCACCCATTGAATTCGATTCGACCCTGCAATATGAAACGTTCCATTGGTTTAATTTATTGACAATTAAAGGCAAAGTAACGTCCGTATTTGCTTTATTAAAAACGTAATCCACTAAATAAAATTCTTTGTTTACAACTGCTAAAATTGCGAGTGCCGTATAATCGTTTCCCTGATCCGCAACGTCAATGTAACCAACACAACCCTCGATTTTATCTTTGAGTTCATTAAACTCGCTTAAATTAATGAATTTCAGGTCGCTAAACAGTCGCCCTTTAATATCGACGGGCTCCTGCATATATTCAGCAGCCCAAATACTCGGCTCCGTTCTGGATTTTTTGGTTAAATATTCCTGTGTAGTCATTACATCGGTACAAAACGACTCGTTTTTGTCATTCAATGCGCTAACTATAATTGATTTATCGTAAATCTTTTGTTCAATATTCCTGCCGATTACATCGTTTATACTCCAGCGCGTGCCAATATCAATCCGGGCGCATCCACTTTCAAAACGTGAATCGTGGGTTGCCTCTTTCCATTGAATAATACGGTCGTTTACGGTATCGCTTAACGCATCCTCGAGGTTTCTGTAAAGGTCATCAGTAACTCCAATCTTTGTCGCTCCAAAACCGATTATAGTTCCCCCAACGCCCGCGCCAAAATATCCAACTTGTTTACTGAGGTTAGTATTCCATCCCTGTAAATTTGCTTTGTCATCGCTCAAATGAATATTGTTAAAAACTAACTTGAATTTATCGGATTTTACAATCGTTCTAACATCGTAACTGAATTTTAAATATAGGGTTGCCGTACACGTGTTACGCATTACTGACTCCGTTGGATTTCTACCAATTACCCACGCGCAAAATAATGAAGTAATATAACTTTTACCCGCTCTCGGCGGCATCGAAACGCTCAAAGAATTGATTTTTTTTTCTTCGATTTCCTGAAAACTTAACGCGATTTCGTGTAAAAATATACGCTTGGAATAGAATTCGTAATCGTAGAATAAACAAAATTGCCAGAAATCACGCCGGCAAAGTTCGAATAATAATACCTTTTTAATTGCTTGTTCGCGCTCATTCACTTTTTAACATTTGCTTTATTTCGTCGGTTGTTAAATCGCTCAAATCAATATTTGTTTGGGTTTGTTCTATTTGTTGAACTGGCGCGCCGTAACCTGAATTCATTAACTCCCTGTACGCTGAAACATCGCCCTCACGAGCCTTTTTAATTAGCGCCAACGTCATTAAATCCTCTTGACTCATTACTTGTTCTGAGCCTGTTAATGGATTTTTTAAATTCTGGTTTACATCCATCCAATAACGCGCAACCGTACTTCGATTTTTTTTCCCTACCGGATAACCTTTTGGATTTCCGCTTTCGCCTTTTTTAAACGGTTTTAAATTGTCTAATTTATTCGCCATTATCTTTGTTATTTCACTGATATTTGAGCGTCGAGGTGGTATCGCACCCCTTCTTTAATCTGGAATGATTAACGCATTACTTTTATGCTTCCGACGCTTGTTGTTTTCTTTGTTGTAAAGTTACTTTTTTTCCTTTATACATTCCCGCTCCTAATTCATCTATTTTTGAAAACGGTAAAATTGGAACGGTTATTTTATTTGTTTTATCTATTAAGTAAATATATCTAATTTGAAAACCATCTAATTTTTTACCGCCATTATCTTTTATCCAACTTGTTCCGCTTTTACCGTTACTTTCTTTTGTTCTATGCGCGGAACTTGTTAAACTGCATACTACTTCGCCATTTGGCATTTGATAAGTACTTGTATTTTTATTAACTCCTATTAATTGAAAACCACTTGCCCTGTAAATTGTTCCGTCCCCGCATAAATTACCATCTGAAAAACTTAAAATCCATTTTATTTGTGGCGCGTTTTTTTTTATTAATTTAATACTTATTGCAATACAACGGCTTTCGCTATATTTTGGTAAATAATCGTCAAAAGCCATTCTATTTAATTCTATTACTTCATTCCATTTTGTGTTTTCAACATAATGAATAACTTTTGATTTAACCATCGGACTTCCGTAACTCATAACTCCATGCAACTGATTATCTAAAAAACAACCAAAATGCAACGTACTATTTGGAACCACTTTGCCGCTGTAATGATTTTTTTTTACAAAATCATTAGCAATTTTACTTGGAATTACTTTAACTATTATTTCCTTTGCCCGACCCATTGCATAATAATTAAATAAAGTGCGTTTCCATTCGTGTTTTCGTTTCCTAACGTTTCACAATATTTATATTCTTCAGTAGTTTTAATATCTGTTATCGCGTTTTTTATTTGTTCCGCTTGTTCATCCGCTAACGTAAAAGTCATTTGTTGAAAAGGCGCCTTGTCGCCGTCTGGCAAACTAAATTCCGTTCCTAATTCATCGCTATCATTAAAAAATATAGGAACATCTAAACCCCAATCGTCTAATTTTTCAGCGTCCCACTCATTCGCAAGTTGGTCCCAATCCCATTCACCAAAACCAACATTATCTTTAATTAAAAATTCCGCTTTTTGTTCTTCCGTCCATTCGTCTGCGATTATAACCGGTATTTCGGTGTATTTTAGCTCGTTTAACGCTTTTAAGCGCATGTTACCACCCAATACGCAATATTTACCGTCAACGTCCGTAAAAACGATTAGAGGGCGTTTATTTAGCATGTCTGGAAATTCCTTTATTGATTGAACTAACTTTTGAAATTTGCCGTCACGAATTACACGCGGATTTTTTGGGTTTGGTTTAACTTGTGAAATATTTACTTTTATCATTCTTAAAATATTAATTCAAACAGTCCATAAATTGAAAGTGCCACAATTACCCGGATTAAACTTTTATATGCGTGTGATTCATCGTAAATCCACTTTTGAATCGGTATTGAAGTGATCCACCAACACGCAGTTAAAATAATTCGATCCATTACAAACAAAGCCGTAAAAATCGGTAATATTAAAAACCCTGTAATTACTTTTAGTTTTTTCATGTGTCAAATTTAGTTTAAATATTTCTTAAATCAATTTTCTGCTCCGTTCCGTTTGGATGCGTTACAATTAATGAAGTTAGTTTTCCTATATTCCATGTTCCAAATTCAACTTCGTATGTTTCAAAGTTTATTTTTAAGTGATTATCATTTGGTAACTGCGTAAAACATTCAGTTTTTGGCGCGTTTTTTATTTCAGGGCAAATATTTTTAT